GCGCTGTGCGCTATCTCACAAGCCAGGGCAAGCAATCGCAGCTAGAGCAAATCGACGTGTATCAGTTTGCAAAGCTGCCGGTGCGTGAGCGCATTCCGGCTTGGGAGAAACGCTCTCGCATGATCGACGAGCTGATTGCGAAGGGTGAGCCCATGCCCTTCCAGACTCTCGTTATCGATTCGCTTACGATGTTTTCGCACTACCTCATGGAAGACTACGTTTTTCGTAGCCAGACTGGAATCAAGCGCAACGGTACGCAGTACTCGCAGCAGGACTATGGCTTGTTTGCAAGTCACATGACACGCATCCTTACTGGACTGCTTGCGCAAGTAAATGCGCATATCGTAGTGCTCGGACACATCGAGACTCACAAAGACGAGATGACAGGCGTAATCAAGCACCAGCCGCTTGTGACTGGGCAGAAAATCGGACCAATGCTTCCTGCTTGGTTTGATGAAGTCTACGTTGCACGAGTGAAGCAGGACGGCACACGCTACTTGCAGACTCAGCCGGGTGAGAACTACGTGGCTCGTAGTCAGCGTGGATTGCCGAAGCATATTCCGATGAACGTTGAGGAGCTATTGAAGTGAGCTGGGCAATGCCTGTGCCCTTAGAGAGCCTTTTGCTTAACGGAGCCATGCTATGAAACCGCGTCTTTTGCAGCCACTATTTAGCGGTCAGATGAAGCGAGCCAAAGATGACGGCACTCTCTATGCGATAGTGCGTGCCTACGACTGCATCTGGACGCTGCTTTATCGGCCAGAAGACATTAGCCCAGAAGACCGCAGGCGCAATGCTTTAGCGAACCTAGAGGCTCTTGGCTCGATTATCGAAAACGCTCTTGGGCCAGAAGTATTTGATGCTGACCCTAGGCAACTAAGTTTTCCGGAAGAGATTCTCGATCCTGTGCAGCCAGCAATTCTTGAATGCGAAACTGGCCTGATTCAGCTGGGCCACAAGCTAGACTAAACAAAGAAGAAATAGCATGGAGCAGAATCCAGGGCACTGGTCCTGGCCATCCAGAACTTAATTTTAACCAGCGCAACTAGCGCACTAAACAAAGGAGCATAATTATGCAAATTACACCGGATTTTTCCGAAGCAATTGAATCAAGCCCGATTCCTGCTGGCGTTTACAAGGTACGCATTACAGGAGTTGAGCAGAAGACTTCGCGCAAAGGCGATCCCTACTTGAACTGGAAGCTCACTATCTTCGGCGCAGAAGGCGAGCTTGCTAGCTACAATAATCGTCCTGTTTTCATGACTACGATGCTGAAAGGACCAGGCGCTGGACGCCTTAAAGATCTTGCGAAGGCAGCTCTTGGTAGGCTTCCCGAAACTTGGGACACTGACGATTTCTTGGGACGCGAGCTTGAAGCAGTGCTCGTTGAGCGCAGACTTGATGACGGCACTATTGCAAATTTCCCTGATGTGAAAACAGTTCGCGCACTGAGCTAATGCTAGTGCGCTTGCTAGCAAGCCAAGATTTTTCGCCGTCCTTTCTCCCTTGGCTTGCTAGCTCCTTTCTCTCTTTAGGAGTGCCTCATGCTGCTAGAAGGATCCACTGACTCGAAAGTTCTTTTTGTTTCTGATTTTCAGCGAATCAACTGCGCAGCAGAAAAGCGCCCACTTGGCGCAGACCTGTGGCGCATACTTGATAGTGCAATCAAGCAAGCAGGGCTCACTAGCAGTGAGTACTCCATTGCAGTGCTACACGATACTGTGCCTCAGGGCGGAAAAGACGTTTGGAGAATTCCAGCTGATCGACGCGACAGCGATCTTGCTGAATTCAAACAGATGCTAGCCAGTCACAAGGCCAATGTGATTGTACCGCTTGGCGAATACTCGCTAGAGCAGCTCTGCGGAATCAGTGGCATCAGCAAGTGGCACTGCAATATCATTCGACTCAAGGCTGAGCTGGGCGGGCGTAAGGCGGTGCCACTGCTGCATCCGGAGCACGTGTCTCGCACTTATGGGGACTGGTTTTACCTGGCATTCGGGTGCCAGCGCATTAAACGTGAGTGCTCAACTCCATTGATACTTATGCCTGAGCGCTCATTCCGGCTCAGCCCACCTTTTCAAGATACAATTCACTATTTGCGAGAGGTCGTAGCAAAAGCTGATACAATAGCTGTGGACATCGAAACAGGACAGGGCCAGATCAACACTGTTGGTTTTGCCGTGTCTCCCGCCGAAGCCATAGCGATCAAGACATTGCCTGAGCACTACTCGCCCGAGCAGTTCCTGGAGCTGTGGCAGGAGCTAGCTCGAATCCTCGAAGGCCCTCAGGCGAAAGTGCTGCAAAATTTCATCTATGAAGCGACCTGGTTTAGCCGCTACGGCATTCGCCTGGAGAATGTAGTCTTTGATACGATGTGGGCGCAGAAGTTTCTGCATCCAGAGCTAGAGAAGGGCCTGGACAACGTCGGCAGACTCTACACGGATTTTCCCTACTGGAAAGACGATAACGACGACTGGAGCCAAGTGCGAGATTGGCACAGGCATCTAGACTACAATTGCAAAGACACCACAGGCACCTTTGCAGCCTACGAGCGCGAGCTTCAAGCGCTCAAAGAACGAGGACTCTGGGATCTCTTCAGCAAATTTGTCCTGCGCTTCATTGGGCCAGTGCAAGAAATGAGCGAGACAGGACTACTAGTTGATGAAGCAACTTTGCAAACACTGCGAGAGAAGCTTTTAGGCGAGCGTGACAACTACATGCGTATTATCGAGCAAGAAACACTCGCACGGCTTGGGCGCACAATTAATCCGCGTAGTCCTGCACAAGTGAAACAAGCGCTGAAAGAGCTTGGGCTAAAGCTACCAACTAAGACAGACAAGAAGACTGGAGAAGCTGGCGAGACAACAGACAAGAAAGCACTCGTGAAGCTTAAAAAACGCTATCCAAAAGAGCCGATTATCCCAGCGCTGCTTAGCCTTTCTGCGACTAACAAGCTGCTCTCTAGTTACGTGAATTTCGACTACGACCGGCGCACTAAGCGCGTGCATTACCAGATTGACGGCTGCTCAACAGAAACTGGTCGCATGGCTAGCTATGCAACTGGCTGGGGTGAAGGCTTCAATGCGCAGACAGTTCCCCAAGCAGTGCGTCCTTGTTTTGTAGCTGCACCCGGCACTCTGCTCATGCAAATTGACCTTGCGCAAGCTGAGTCTCGCTACGTTGCTTGGGACGCTCCAGAGCCAAAACTCATGGATATGATCGAGCGCAAAGTGGACGTGCACAAGTACGTAGCTAGCAAGATCACTGGTAAACCAGAAGAATTTATCAGCTATCAGGAGCGGCAGCTTGGCAAGAAAGCAGGACATGCCGCTAACTACGACGTTGGAGTGCGCACACTGCAAGAAAGCATTCTGGTTGAGCTTGGGCAGCATTTTGAAGAGCGCGAAGTCCGGCGCATTCTCGAAGTTTACAATCAGGAGTTTCCTGGCATCGCAAAACGCAAAGCAAATATTCAGGCCGTGCTTCGCCAGCGCCGCATGCTACGCACACCGCTTGGACGTGAGCGCTACTTCTATGGCCGCATGAATGACAGCACATTCCGCGAGGCTTATGCTTACTGTCCGCAGAGTACAATCCCAGACATTATCAACCACCTCATGCTGGCTCTATGGGATAATCGCGACTACCTAGGGCTAGCCTACGAAGAAGGTGGCAGATTCTTGCTTCAGTGCCATGATAGCTTGCTCCTGCAAGTTCCTGAGGCGCGAGTGAGAGAAGTAGCAGCTTTCGCCCAAGACCTTTCTGCTTGGCACCCCAAGATTACTCTGGCTGGTGGTGAGCTTTGGATTCCAACCACTGTCGAAGTTGGCCCTCGCTGGGGCAAGAGCATGGAGACTATATGAGCAAAACAAAAGAGCTTGGAAATCTCTATGCGTCGCTAAAGCCAGGAGACTGCCTGCGCATTGGACAGAGCACTGTGCACGTCGTAGCGTTTACTGGCTCAAAGCGCGTAAAGCTTCGCATCGAAGCACCAGAAGTTTTGCGGGTTGAGTGCGGAAAAAGTTTTGTTCGAGAGGCTCAGCGTGGCTAGGAATTTTCCGGATTTGCTAGAAGCTTGGCTAGAGTACGTCAAGCATAGTGCTGCGCCAGACATCTACAAGCGCTGGGCTTTCATAAGCGCTATTGCTGGCGCACTTGAGCGCAAAGTCTGGCTCATGCAAGGACATAATACTGGCTACTACGCAAACCTTTACATTTTCCTGATTGGTCCGCCAGGCTCAGGCAAGAGCACTATTGCAGACGTTGCAATGGGGCTCCTGCAAGAAGTCGAAGGCGTAGACTTTCTAGCCACCGAACTAAATCGAGCTAGCCTCTTCTACGACTTAGCTGCAATTGGGCATCGTAAGCGTTTTGAGTGGCTAGGGGAGAGTTTTCCGCACTCAGCAGCTACTCTTTATGCTAGCGAAGCAAGCCAAGCTTTTAGCGAGCAGTACAAAGGTGGCGGAATCATTAGCTCGCTCACAGACTTCTATAACGGTGGCCCAATTGGCTGGAGTCTTAAGCACGGAGTCTCGCGCAGTACGCGCAAAGACGGCGGCGTAGTCATGTGCTTAAACCCTTGCATTAACCTGCTGGCTTGCAGCACGGCCACTTGGTTCACCACTAAGTGCATCACTCGAAATGATGCTGAAGGCGGGTTTGGTTCGCGTATCTTACTTGCAGTTACTCACGAGAGCCTAAAGCTTTCTGGCGAGTGGGACGAGACTGAGCCAGCAACGGACATGAAACTGCGCAGGCGCATCGTCGAAGACCTGAATAGAATTCACAAGCTGCGTGGGCCCTACACGCCAGATTTAAGCTTCAGGCGCTTGCACCCAGAACTTGTGCATAAGTACCAGGCTTGGGAAACCGAGCGCAGGCAGCTAGGACTGAGTCTTGGCTATTCTACGCGCAAACTTACGCAGCTCTATAAGCTCACTATGGTGCTAGCGGCAAGTAGGCGAGATGAGCTAGTGCTCACAGGACGTGATCTGCAAGACGCTTGGGACATGCTAGCGGAAATAGAACCAGCCATGATCGAGCTGTTCGATGAAGTTTCGATTACGCCAGAAGCACTCGCTAGACGCGAGATTATGCGCTGGCTAACTGAAGCAAAGCGCTCAAGTGTCCGGCGCGCAGAACTGTATACGAAGTTTCCGCACATTAGCGACACGGTCCGGAATGCGGCTATTCAAGGTTTGCTTGCAATGGGCAGATTCGAAATTGTCGATGCAGCTAATGCCAACACGCTTTTTCGCGTGCACCTAGATGAGGTTCGCTAGATCTTGCGACTCGCTTACACGCACACTAATCAAGCCGTACTGATCGCTTTCTAGTTCGCAAGTAGGAATCTCGTCAGTGCGGGCAAACTGCTTGTTTACACGCTCTAGTACATCAATAAGCGCATCATATTCCATTGCAGTTGTCGTGCCCACAGTAGCGCACCAGAGTCCAGCATGCCGTTCGCTATCAATGTATTGGACCTGGACTCCATGTGCAGCTAGGTAAGTTTCCAAAATCTGGCAAACTGCTTGAAGCAGAGCAGGTAACTTGTGAAACTCGTGCTGTGCTTCTTCACTTTCAAACAGCATGCGCTAATTCTCGCTTACTGCGCCTGTGGCTGCCTAGCTCGATCCATGATGTAGTCTGCGCCCCCGCGAGCAATCTCACCAGCAAGCGGCGCTGTAACAGTGCCGGGTAGTGGCGTAGTGAGAGTTCTAGCGGTACCAAGGCTTGCGTCGATAATCTGCTCAAAAATCGGACGAGCTTTAGCAGCATCTCGTTTAGGCAGCATTGCAAGCAGACTTTCAATGCCCTCTTCAGTGAGGTAGCGCTTAGCCATTTCATTTGGCCCAAGCTTGCTAACAACTTGCCAAACACCAGCAGGAATTGCTTCTGGCTGATTTCTGACAGCATAGTGTAAGCGCTGAGTAACAGGAATAGCATTAACAAGAAAACTAATTGCACGAGACAGGACTCTTTTCTGCGCATCCTCAGCCAAATACTCAAAGTCTGCTCGTTGCATGCGCTTAGCTACGGTCAAGAAGCCGCGCAAATTCTTAAGCTCTTTAGGCGTAAAGATTTCTTTAAGCATATCGTCGCCAAGCGACTCGATGCTATTTTCGATTTTTTGCCAGTCGTAACCGCCAAGGCGCGCAGCTTTGCGCGGATCCCTAATCACTGCATCCTCTACAAGGTCAGTAAACCAAGCAGCTTTTAAGCCCTCGAAGCCATCTGGACTAGAATTATCCAAGATACTCTTAATCGCACGAATGCGCTCAAGTCCTGCTTGCCCTTTGCTGAAAACATATTTCACAAGCGATTGCGTGGTCACAGCATCGCGATCAAGAATGCTGCCAAGCTTTTCTTCTGCTTCGCGGAAAGTCCGGTAACGCTGCATCGCCAGCTCGTAGGATTTGCCAGCACGCTCGCCTAAAACTTCGCCAATTCCTTCTGCAACGTCATCGCGAATAGCATTCTTAAGCTGAATAAGTGTGCGAGTGTAGCCCACAGAATTAGCATCACCAATGCGTAAGCCAATCCGGCGAGTCAGGTCTGTGTAAAGCATGTTAGCTAGCTTAGCCGGAAGTTTTCCACCATTGTTTACGAGTGCGTCATGCAGCTTTGTCACCGTGTCGATAATAAACTTGGCATCTCTCTCACGAGTATTGCTTGTGATTTCCAGAATATCAGCTAGCTGCTCAGGCGTAGGCCGTTCAAGATTTTGTCCTGCTCCAGCATATCTTGGAACTGGCCCAGGCAACGGGACCTCAGTCCTAAAACCAGCTATTCTATATGGCACTAGTTGTTCGCGCATAGCCATAGCTTGCTGAAGCTGAGGATGCTCTGCGTAGTCAAGGCGCGAAAAATCAACTCGCTTAAAGCCAAGGCTGTCAAACAGGTCATCAAATAGTCTTTGTGTTCTTGGAACAGAAATCTGCGCATTAGGCGCTTCTTGAATTACACGATTACGAAACTCGCCAATAAGCGAACCGAATGCTTGGTCAGAGCTGCTGGCTTTTTTGAGAATGCGCTCGCCAAGGCCAGGAGTGCTGCCTTTTAGTTTCATTGCGCCTTCGGCAAGTTTTTCCCAAGCCTCGTAGAGCATGCGGCCCTGATTCTCAACCATGTCCTGGAAGAGTTTTGAGCGGCTAGCATGCCTAGCTGCGCCACTCAGAATTGGATGTGAAGTCGCCTGATCTGGCCGCAGCTTAAACTGAGCATCCAGGATTCCTTCATCCTGCAGATGCTTGATTGCTGCATTAGCTGCTTCGATTTCATTGGCCATATTGAGCGAGGACTGCTCAGGAATCATGTCGATTGCGCGCTCTTCAGCTAGTTGCTGGGCTGCGCGTTTGCCTTGAAGCTTGCTAACTAGGCGCATAGCTCTGTCTGCTCCCCAGCCAAGCGAAGCACGCAAACCGCCTACTAGCAGATAAGTTGCTGCCTTGTCCGCAGTGGAAAGCTTCGGGTCATCAGGCACACCAAGCAGCTGTCCGAGGTAGTCTGTTGCAGCTTCACCAGCAACTCCGCCAGCAAATCTTCCGGCAGCAAGGCTCACTCCGCCAGTCGCAGGAGCAGCAGCAAGCCCAGCCAATTCAGCAGGAAGCGCAACTGCCTCAGCCGCAATGTCTCTGCCTAAGCTAGCAACATCTTGCGGCAAGTTAGTCAGAGCCTCTAGTTGTGATTGCATAGGAAGTTTAGGCTTGCCGCTAAAAGTAGATGCTATTGCTGAGTACATTTGCGCAGTCGGATTAGTCGCAACAAGCACATCTTTAAGTAGGTCCCACATGCCGCGAGTAAACTTCTCGCGTTTACCGTTGCGAATAACATAGAAGTCATCACCTTCTTGCTCGACATTCTCTGCGCCGTAAGTCTGCTCAAGCAGCTGGCGCTTTTGCTCATTAGTGCGAGCAAAGCTAGCTTTGAAGCGAGTGACTAGGTCCTGGCCGTAGTTAGCTGCTTGATCAAGTAGGCTAGGACTATCTTGTGTAGGCTCTGGACGCGCTCCGAATTCAGCAGCAAGCAATTCTAGTGGGTCGCCTGCAGCAGGTTCATCGCTTGCAGTTTCAGGAGCAGAAAAGCTAGCAGCTAGCGCAGCTAACGGGTCTTCTGCTGGAGCTCTCTCAGGCGCAGGCGCAGGTTCAGTAACCAGCGGTTCTGCTTGCACTTGCACTGGCTGCAGAGGCGCAGGTCTCCCAGCATTAGCCACGTCTGTAAGCACTTGGCTAGCTATGTCTTCGCCAGGAATTACTGGCGCTAAGCTTGTTGGTTGTGAGCCGGGAGTACCTGCCATAAGTTACCTCACTTAATCTCTAGTGCTTTAGCCATGATTTCTTCGTTTGTGTAAGGCTTGCCAGTAGCTGGATTTATGAGCTTTTTGGCCTGCTCTATGAATTGCTTCTGTTTAGGGGTTAGGTTAGCTGAATCAACAGAAGTACCTAGTTGCTGGAGAAGGTCCAGTTTCTGCTTTGTTAGGTTCTGAGCATAGGCATAGATTTCCGGCATCGGATGATCTGCATAAGATTGCGCACGCTGAGCAAGCTGTGCTTCCACAGCTCCACGAGCAACTCGCTCATACTCAGTAACCATATTCCACAAGTCCTCGAGCTGGCCTTTTGGCAACTTTGCGCTTGGATTGCTAGTAATCCAGTTCTGCAACTCGCCCCACTTCTGACTAATGTTTTCAGCCAGCACTCTAGCTGTATCGTTATCCGAAAGTGGTCCTTTTTCCTGGTTAATTGTCCTAGCAAAAACTGGAATTGCAGCCTTGATGCGGGAGATTTTGCCTGATCTAAGAGCTAGCTTTGCTTGATTAAGCTGTCCGAAAGTAGTCACTAGCGGGTCAACTACTTTGTTGTAGTCGTTTCGTACTTTATTCATTTCGTTGGCGATGAACTGAGTGGCCCTGCGCTCTTCAGTTGCCAGCCTAGATTGCTGCGTCTGAGCCTGCATCTTGAGCTTGTACTGGTCATGGAGTGCGGAAAGGCCAGCATCAAAAGCGCCAAGATCAGTAAAAGCTTGTAGTGCTTGCTGGCGAATTTCCGGATCAGTTATTTGCCCAGAGAGCATAGAACCTACTAGCTGAAAGCGCCTCTTGTAATCTTCATCACTAGCGAGCATCTCAAGAATGCCATCGTCAACGGGAATTCCAGCAGCAGCTAGATCGGACTTAATCTTAGGCACCATGCGCTTAGCAATCTCTGGCCGTGTCCGAGCAAGAAGCTGCATCCGGGTCATCGTCTTATTAAATTTGGCCGTTTCGAGCTGCTCCTTCATTACCTCCACTTGCTGCTGCTGGAGCCGCATGTTCTGCCTTGTCTGCGCAAGATTCATTGCCGTAGTCGCAAGCTGCGCACCACCAAGGTTCGCAGTAGAAGTACTAGCGCCTAAAGTAATCTCGTTTAGTCCCATGCTAGTTGGCATTGCGTCGTCTCCTATTTAGTCGGACCAGAGACTCGATCTCCATTTCCTTCTGAAATTCCTGCAGTATCTGCTTTATGCCAGGAATCTGGGCATAACCAGGCCCGAAGCGCTGCTGGAGCGCATTTATAAGCCGAATCTTGCCTACGCGATCGAAAGTAATTTCTGGCATCTTTTCGCCAAGAAGCTTAGGCAAATCTTTGAGCGTAAGCTGAGTGCGATGCTCAAAGCCGCTGCCAAGAAGTTCTCCAAGGCTTGCAGGTTTAATTGAGTCTCGCATCGTCTACCTCATACAGGAATAGGAAGACCACCACTGGATAAAGCAGCAAGGTCTTTGGCTTTTTTGGCTTTATCGTCTGTACCGTCGCCAGAGCCAGTGAGGGAGCTTAATCCAATATCGTAGAGCTGACCAAGACGCTGAGACTGCGCTTGCAGGCGCTGAATATCGCCAGTGTAGGCAAGTCCTGGGTTAACTGGCGTACCAAGAAGTGCATTGATTGAGCGAGCATTGATGTTTCCACGCTGTCCAGCAGTCAGCAAAGCTGCATTGACGTTAGGGGTAGTGCTAGCCAAGCTTTGGACATCCCGAGCAACTCCAAGCAGCTGCTGCAGAGTTTGCTGTTGTGCTTGTGTAAGCAAATCTGCAGTTTCTTGGTCAAACCTATTGAGCGCAAGAATTCCTGCACTCGATGTTGCGTAGTCTGGTCCAAGACGCTGAGCAAGAGTCTGTTCTAGCTGTGCTCGCTGCTCAGCACGTTGCCGTCTAAGCGGGTCAAGAGCTGCTGCTTCTTGGCCCTGAAGCAGTGCTAGCGCCTGCTCGCCAGCTGCAATCAGTGCCGGATCACTTGAAGCAAGTAGCTTTTGTTTTCTTGCAATGTCAGCAGTGTTTGTAGCGATTGCCTGCTCAAGCTGCTGAATCTCCATTGCACTTGGCTCAGCTAGCTGAAGCGCAAGTTGCCTGTCTGCTCTCTGCTGCTCAAGTTGCGCATTTGCAGCGGAGCCAATTGCATCAGCAAGCCGATTAGTTCCGGTAATATCGCCAATTACGTTTCCAATTTGCTGGCTCGCCCATGAGATAGGATTCTGTATGCTGAATCCACTATCTCCGCCAATCTGTATTGGTCCTAGATTAATTCCACCACCGTCACTGCTCATGGTAGCTCCTTGAAGTATTCTTGCACTTGGCTTCCGAGCTGGTAACCTCGCTTGTTAAGCAGTTTCTTGATTGCAGGCGAGTCTGTCGCTGCATAGAGAATAGGATAGCCCAAGCGCTTAGCTGCTGTCTCTGCAGCAGAAATTAGTAGCTTTAATGCACGTCCAGCAGTGAGTGCGCTAGCAAATGGATCACGCACAATGAAGCCTAACCAAGCCAACTCACTGCCTGCAGCCGGGTAGATGTAGGCAAAAGCAAGTGGTGCGCCGCTATCGCTCAGCACTGCTACGCCAAAATTGCTAAGCAAGCGCTCATGAATTGGCTGGCCATGCCAGGCATACCACCAGGCTTGTGTAGTCTTAGCCCATTCTTTCTGCGCAAAAACTTGCACCTTCACAGCGGACGCCCCAAGAGTGCTTGAAGAGTGCGCTCGCCACTTGCAATGAGTGCACGAGCCTCTGCTCCGTTCTCTTGCGCAAACTGCGAGAAAGCCTGCATGAGCTGGCTAAAGAGCTGTGAGTTGGTAAAGCCAGGGCCTAGGCGCTGGAGAATCTGCATGCGCCCAATCTCAGGATTCCTAGAGAGCCCCTGCAAGTTTAGTCCTGCTTGGCGAGCAAGTGCGCGAAAGTCTAACTGCTGAGTGGGCTGCTGGATTTGGCTCAAAGTAGGCCCAGAATGCTGCTGCTCAGGCAAAAAGTTAAATTGCGCGGCCATAGGCGGTAACTGAGCTACAGGAGTTTGCAGGTTAGCACTTTCTTGCGTTTGTTGATGCCGTATACGTGCAGTTGTGAACGGATCGAGAACCTGAGAAAATGCCTCTGCCAGCGAATTTTGCAGCGAGAAGTTTGTTGGCATGCGAGCTCCTTAAAACTCATACACAACTAATCTAGCATTGCTAATAGTCATGCCAGACAATCCGTTAGTGGCTGCCTGGACCTTGAGTATGTGAGTGCCAGGGTCAGGTTTTATAATTGTCTGAAACACGCTAAGAGGCACGGTTAGCGTTTTTCCTGTAGCTACTGTGGTATTTGCGGTGTGTGTATGTGAAGGAAGTCCGCTACCACTGGCTGAGCTGTTAACCACTGATACTTCGGTAGTAACGGAACCTGAGACATTAAGATAGTCAATAATGTTGTTATCGCACAAAAACATAATAGACCCCAAAATTACGGCTGTTGGTGCGCTTGGGGTTCTAATTACAGTTACGTCACCGATGCCACCAAACCCATCATCCTCAACCCCGGCAATCGCCCTAGAGCTAACAAGACCAACCCAGAGAAATCTTCCAGTAGTTGTAATTTCAACTTCCAGCCCAGGCACATCCGTTGGAGTTGCAACAGAAACTGAAAACCTTCCTGGAAGAGGAGTGCCAGTAATAGCATCACTGACGACACAGTTAGGAGCAGCAAGCTTATTGAGCGTCACTGATTCATCTTTCAGATCAGCCGTATCAATTTGCAAATTACCAGTTGCTAGTGTGCGAGTAGGAGTCGAATACCACTGCGCTTCGCCAATGATTCGCTTAATCACATAGCGTAACCTTTGCAGCTCGCCAGCCACACTTGCAGCAAGGCTCTCTGAGCCAACATCACCTGGGTCAACAGTAGCCTGCATTGCAGTGACGTTTGCACTAGCTCCAATAATCGAGCTAGCCACAGAATTGTTTAGGATATTATCAAATTCAGCATTGAGGTCTGCTGCTGTGAGTACCTCGTTGCTGACCCAAGTCTTAACTCGCGAGAAAAGAGCCATAACTAATTCTCCTCTAAGCAGAACTTTTGGCCTGCTCACCACTAATGCGGAAACTGACTGCCATGCGCTCGACTACGAAAAACTCATTCAAGCCATTGTTGTGAATGCGGAAGCTTATTGTGCGACCAGAAGCATGCAGCGGACGGCGAATAGAAGTCGGATAAAGCTCACCTAAGCGGTCTTGATCAAGCACAAAGCTATCGAGTATGCCACCCATCTGCTGCGAATATTCGATTGTCTCA